CCCCACGCCAGCTCTGCGCCACAGTATGGACAGCATTTATATTCTTTAGCCACACCCATTCCACAGGTGCAATTATATTCTGGTTCTGGCGCTTCCGTCCCCTGTACGAAATAAGCTACAATTTCTGGCACAACTATCTTAATCAATCTCATCCTTCTCACTGCATCACCTCAATCTTAATTCTGTGCCTGAATCCAATCCCTGTACCGTTCTGCATCGTGGATAATCGCGTTGAGCACAGGGGTAATCTCTTTCAAAATGTCGGTGTCTTTCTCACGGTACATTTTTAACCTCAGCTCGCAAAGCTGTTCTAATCCTGTCTCGATATCTCTCTCATAATCCAGTTCATCATCGTACAATTGCGCATAATCTTTCATTCTGCACCTCCTAAACGTCAATTATCTATTGATAAACCACAAATTCCGAATCTTCTTGCACTTCTTGCAGTAAAACTCATGAACACTCAAAGCAATGCGAAATCTGGTTCCGTGAAACAATACAATTCTTTCTGCCATACAAATAGATTCCGGGTAATGCATTTTTAGACACTTACTTTTCCGCATTCTGCATCCCCTTCCCATGTGATCTTTACTCCAGTCACCGCAATACACCTCGGCTGCCCCGGCACCATTTTAATGATCCCCGCGTCTGCCATCTGCTTGAGATGCAATTGTACACTGCTCGTGCTCTCCAGCCCTACGCCTTCCCCGATTTCACGTACAGAGGGAGGCCAGCCGTGGGATATGGTGTACTGTACAATGTAATCCCTGATCTGCTCATGACGCTCTTTCATGGTCTGCCTTTCCGGCCTCGTGAAGCATCTCAGCTACGGTCTCCGCAAATTTCTTTTTCAGGTCTATATCATTGTCAACAAGTTCTTTACTTTTGATGCTCCGTTTGCTTCTGGTTTTCTCTCTGTACCTTGCCTCTGCCGCCTCGAAGTCAGCACCATTTTTTCGCATCTCCCGCCATACTGCCGCATAGGTTGAGCAGCCGTTTGTACTCCTGTCTGCTCTCGCCTCAATAAGTGGTTGAATGATCTCCTGTCTTGTCAACGCAAGTTTTGCAGCTTCCGCCGCCTGAGCTTTCTCTTCTCGTAATCTGCATTCCTCCTCAAAATTGAAAAGGATTGATTCGAAAAGATTCCTTAACTTCTCGCTCTGTGAAATGGCCTCAAGTGTTGATGGTTTTTTATCCGATCTGCCTTTACAGTCTTTTACTTCCTGCGCCAGGCAGACCCCATACTGCCGATCCATCTTAAGATATATTTTCCGCAGCACGGTATTTAACGAATCATTCTGCTTCGGATATCTCTTCGCCAGTTCAGTACCTCTTTTATTCATGTTCATTTTCCAGATCATGCACGGGTCCGGCTCCCCTTCCTGTTTTCTGACCGGCCCTGCTGTCTTCTTTTTTTCCGCCGGAGGCTCCGACTCTGTATTTATCATTTCCTGCAGCTCCCGTAATCTGCCGTCAAAGTATGTAATCAATTCCGTTCTGAGTTCCGCAAATTTGGAATCCATGTATACCCTGTCAACAAAGTTTTCGGGATTATATCTCTTTCCCATGTTCACCATCTCCCATATTCTGTAGTCCCTGCATTACCAGAGCGTCATAATCAACCTCACGCTGTGGGAACTGCTGGAACTGGTTTGTTTTCTGTTTTCCTGTCCTTCCTTTGTCCTTCTGCTCAGCTTCTTTCACCGCATTTATCACCCATTTGCGGATTGCCAAATAATGACTCTTTGCTTTATAGCCTTTCATCTCGATATACTCATCAAGAAACGTGACTGCTTTTTCCGCCATCCCCTCGCCGTACTCAGCCTGTAGTTTTCCCTTTTCATCATCTGTTAACATAACATGTTTATATTCGCCATATTTGTGTTTTACTTTAACGTCAGGTGAGGGTGGAGCGTCAGCGGAAGCCGGTATATTATTATTAATCTTATCTATACTAATCTTATCTAATCTAATCTGAGAAGCCGAAATGGATACAGGCTGTACACATTCTGTATCCAAAGTGTATACGCCGGTCTCTGTCTGGGTCAAAAGTGCCTTTTCTTCGAGGTGGATTGTCTCCTTGTAGCGGTCCCTCTGGATGTAGTTATGGACCCACCAATGTGTGATTACACAAATCCCTTTTTCCATCTGGATTATGTAATTTTTTGCCACCAGAATCTTATAATCATCCTCACTGGCTCCAATGCTACGCATGATCTTTTTTGCATTGTCAAGGAATCCATCGTCATCCGCCCTCATACCAAGATGGAAGTAAAGCGCCTGGGCTGATTTCGGCATATCCAGGAACATATCGCTGTCAATAATTGCCTTTGAGAACATTCTCTTGTTTGCCATGTCTACACCTCAATTCCTGTTTTTCTGGCGTTCTGTGCCGGGGTAACGATCCGCAGGTTGTCTTTCCGGTTGTCCGCCCGATTATGGTTGATATGGTCAATCACAAGCCCATCACCGCGATACTGGCCGACTAACAGCTCATGCATTCGCATCATTTTTCCGTTTACCCTGGCCTGTGGGTATCCATCTATTCCGATCGACCATGAATGTTTTGACAGCCGGTCTACATCTTCGGCATCTACGTTAATTTCATCACCCTTGTGGGTACGTATAACATAGCTATTTGTATCCCTCTTTCCGCGTGTCTCCTGCTCTTCCTTCAAGCAGCCACAGGACTTTACATTCCCCAGTCTAAGATGCTCTCCTTTGACCAATTTGTCTTTTCCGCAGTTAAGACATTGACACTTCCAGTATCCCTTTCCTGCATATTCCCGAGCCACCAGAAACCCAAAATGCATACCGCTTAAATCTATATAACTCAATTGTAATTCCTCCTTTGTTCCCCCGCCGCTAGACGAAAGACGGCGGAGGCAGTACCATGGCAATTATTATGTTCGTGACACATTAATTCTTGCCCCCTATCTAAAGGCTCGTTTCAGAGCCGACAAGGCTTATTCTTTATATTTGATACCGTATACCTTATATTTCTCTGCAAAGCTGTTAAAACCGGTTGTATGAGCCTCTGTATGATGCACACGGCACAGACATATCTTTCGATGATCCGAATCATCAAGCGTCCTGCGATCATTTCCCATCCCGATTGCATCAACATGGTGGACTTCTCCCGGCCTTCCGCAGATAGCGCACTTTTTAAGCTTCAGACATGCATACAGGTAATGTCCAATATCATCAGTGCGGTTAAGCGCGAAATCTAATAGCGGTACTCCAGCTTCCAGCGCATAATCCAGTATCGTGTTGATATATTCCCGGGCCGTATCCATAGAGCAAGATGAGAGCGAAAAGTACTCGCAGCCTGTACGGTAAATATGCAGATACTTAAGCCACTCTTTCATGACTTCCGGCATCTCTCCTGTGAAAGCTGCAATGTCGTTAATCGTTGCGTATGCTTTCTTCCGCTGCTCTGCGCTTATGTGCCGTCCATCGTCAAGCCAGACGTTACATGTCCGCATGTGCTTTTCCTCCAGCGGACCCATAAGGTTTTTACCTGGAATGAACACCTGCAAATACGTCCCTTCCTCTACTGGCTTGTAAGCCGTTATATGTGCAAATTCATACATGCCATCACCCCACTAATTAAACGGTAATCCATTATCATCTGGCGGCGATAATTGTTTCATTTCATCGTCTGAGACTGGAGGTGGTATCTTCTCTTTATCCGGCTTCGATTTAAGCACCTTTACAGCTTCGCTATACTGGTCAGCCTCCATCTCCTCCAGAGTCTTAAGACCATAGTTCTTTAAAAGCCCCTTTATTCCAACGCCTGTTCTTTTCAGCTCCTCTATAATTTCGTTTCGCTGGTCCTCATTGATTTTCCCGTTGGAGTCAGCATCTTTGTTATCATCGATACAGAACAGGCCATTAAGCGCATATTTTCGGGCGTAACTGCTTGTACTTCCAGTTATTTGAGAAGCGTCCATGCCCTTCTTTTCTTCCTCTTCCCGTGCATATGCCTTATTGGTAATTTCGGCCCCGGTCTCGCAATCAACAAATTTTGCAATGCCCTTAACATAATACCGGTCCCCTATCTGCTCTATCTCATCGTTGAGGAAAAGCACAGCATTCACAGATTTTAAAAGCGGTTTTACGGCCTCCTGTATGTCCTCGCAGTTACGATAATAATATTTCCCAAAGAGATTATACTGGCTTTTCGGTACTTTGAGTTCCTGCTGTACTTTCAGCAACTTCTCATACACATTCATTACACGGCTATCGCCCATTACACATCTTTCCTCTCAAAATACAGTCCCAGACTGTTGAGCGCAGTTTCCAGTTCTTCCAGTTCCGATTCAGTACCGAGAACCGTATATATAACTTTTTTTGCTTCCGGTGCAACCGGCCAGACTCCGGCAAGTGATTCATCAACAGATTTCAACTCATCTACCGTCTCCCGGCGCGTCTCTTCTCTGATCTGCTGTTCCTGAGCTACCCGCTCACGTTCCTCACGGCGGATTCTCTCGATTTCAAGATCACGTTTTTTCTCTTCCTCTCTGCGGAGGATTTCGAGACGCTGGGATTCGTAATTGTTGATATATCTAACAGCGTTCGCAAGACTCAGGTCACGCTTGTACATTTCAAGCGCCTTCGGAACCACTTCGGAATCCATATTTTTAATGGTCGTAACTTCTTCGTATACCTTTCCGATCAGCTCGATCATAGCCTTTTTAACTGCCGGTAGCTTTACAGAAGAATTTTCCCATTTTGTATCATAAATTTTCTCGAGGGAAAGATATTCCTGCATCTCCCCGATCACACTGTCATATAATGCCTGGATATCTTCCTTTCTTTTTGCCACCCTGACAGCCTCCATTTCCTTAAGCTGGCTGTCGATAAGGTTTACTGGCTTGTCCACGATCTCCAGAAGGCCGTCAACGCGCACTTTAAAAGCATCGTACGGCTTCATCCACTCTGCCTTAACCTGTTTCCGGCTGTCTTCGATCTCTTTTCTCAGCTTCCGCAGATTTGCAAGTTCGCCTTTTGCTGTAGATTTTGAATCTTCCGTGAAAACGGCGCCTTCGTACTCAGAAAGCTTCTCTTTTAGCCCTTTTTCAAGCTCCTCGAAATTTACTTTTATAATTCCGTTTGTCTGTGCGACTTCGAATTTTAATTCTGACATGATATTAATTCCTCCATATTCATTTCATACTGTTGTCCGTTCAGCCGTATCCGCTCCGTGATCCTGTGCCGCTGCTCTGCTTTCCGCTGGCACTCGTCACACGTGCGACCTTCTCCGGGATCGAGATAGCAACCACACTGGTCACACTGATATCTCATTTTTCTCACCCTCTTGATTTCTTTCGGCTCGTGTGATATCATGAGCCTGTAAAGTTTTTTCGTATTTGCCGCTGTGAGTTCGCACCTCACGCGGCTTTTTTCTTCCCTTGCCGTTTCCCCATCCATACGGATTCCAACCTCCGGCCGCTGCCGCTCTGTATGTACCATTTTTACGCTTGCTCAATACCATCACCCTCTTACTAGACATAATATAATAGCTACCAGCGCCGCGATCACTACGGCCTCGGCCTGCGCCGCTGTCCGGTAACTTCTCCGGCCCTCGTACGCTTCGTGAAACATACGGTTCCAGTAGCGGGCGCTGAAGCCTGCAAAATAGTTCCGCATCGGTATCACCCCTTCCCACCAAAAACAATATCCTTCATGGTTACTTCTTTCTCAGGCCCTCTTTTCTTTTGCGGCCGGATCATCGATTCAGATTCCGCGCCTGTTCTCTCGGCTTCTGAATCCTCTTTGTAAAACTGGCTCGTCGGTATCCTCCAGTCCCCTAACTTCCGCGTGGCCTGTATCCTGCCACTCTTAATATAGTTGAGTACGGTTGACTTCGAGCAATGCATTTTAATCGCTATGGCTTTCGGGGGAAGAAACTCATCCAGCCCTACGGCTTCCAGGTACGCAACGCGGTCTTTCAACGCTGCATTTTCTTCCTCCAGTCGGTTAAGACGGTCTTCGATTCCCACGGTTATCACCTCCTTACATCTTGTATAATTTTCCTTCTCCCTCTATAATGTAAATATCAGCACTGCCATGCTGAAATACTAAAGAAAGGAGATTTCTATGGAAGTCAATTTATCTAATACAGATGCTCTTTTCATTTACGGACATTTTCGTAAAGAGGCCCACAAACTTGAAGCACTAAAAGCTATGCCAGATTGTCCAATCTCAAAAGAAAATCTGGATCAGGATATTCAGCTCTACAATTCTATTGCCGACAAATTCCGTGATGCATATCCTGAGCTATCTGGTCTCGACAATTACAGAATCTAATTTAAGAAGCCTTGGATGCTTCAGCCTCCAGGGCTTCTTTCATTTTTCTAATAAGCATATCTGTAGATTCATATTTTTCAATTTTAACAACGTAAGTCATGCCTTGATGCTTAACCGCTTTCACGTAATCGTGTTTCTTACAGTTCAAAAGCCAAATAAATATTTTCCACATCTCTCTCACCTCCTATTAAATTTTCAACGTGCGCTTATCTGTCTGTTTTTCTACTGCTACATCGTTTCTTCTTATGAGCATTCTGACTAGCAAGCAATATGTTTCCATTCATAAGCCATAAGTTCCGGTTAGTATCCTGAAGACTCTTATAAATTTCTGCTATAGCCTTTAATTCTTTCTCTTCTACTGGAATGTTTTTTAAGTCTACCATGTCTTTCACCTCGCTTTCTTGTTCATCTGCCACTATTATACGTCGCATTTAGTCATTAGTCAAGAACTTTTTTGTTCATATGAGACTTTTTGTTGACAATGCCACATTTTCATACTATAATTGAATAAGAAAGCGAGGTGAAAAACTATGATGGGTAAGCAATTGAAAATGCTCAGAAAAACGTTGGATTTAACACAGCAGGAATTTGCTGATCGAATAGGGATAAAGAGAAACACGGTTGCTTCATATGAGACGAAAGACGACAGGGAACCAGTTGGTGCGGTTGTATCATTAATATGTAGAGAATTTAGTGTTAATGAGGAATGGCTTCGAACTGGAGAAGGTGATATGTTTATAACACCACCAAAAAACGACCTTATCGCTAAGGCCGCTGTATTATTAGGTCAGAAGGATCCAGTTTTCGAAGCATTCGTTGATACATATAGCAAACTGGACCCTGCTAACCGTAAAGTTTTAATAGAATGGGGGCTTGATTTTCTTAACAATTTGAAGCAGCGTTCTGAGGACATTTAATTTTATCCGACCTGCTATTATCTGGATAGGAATTAGCAAAAGTATAGACAGCAAGTATATATTCTATATCATCGCTAGCCTCTATACGTTGAATAGTTAGGATTTTTATATCATCAGTTGTCATAAATATGTACCTCCCTTTCCGAGAATACCAGTAAATTGTATGTACTATACATATATTATAACACAAAATTGTTTATTTTGTATATTTTATAGTACAATAGCTATTGGCAAATTCTGGTATTTTCCATTTTTTGCCAGTATTTTTGTTCAAAAAGCACAATATTCTGAAAATGCCATGCATCAACACCGGGAAAGGAAGTATGACACATTATGTGGGATAGCAGATCAGAACATATGTTCTGTTTTGTTCTATAAAAATTATATTACTATTAGGACTAAAAATCAACCCTTTTCAGAACATTTGTTCTGGTGGATTTCTTACAAATTATTAAACCCTCTGTGTTGGTCGCACAGAGGGTATAAACAGACATACCGGCATAGGGGCCGATACAATATTATAGAGCACTTATATTGTATCATTTCGTGCACCTACTGTAAACCGGTATGGTGTATTTTTTGCGCTTAAAATAAGGCTTTTAGGCCAGAAAGAAGGATGATGCAATGAGTATTCAGGAAAGTAATTATATATCAAAAAAGACCGGGAAAACAAAAACGAGGTATTTCGCCAATGTATGGTACGCTGAAGAGAAGCGGGCCATTACCGGCCCCATGCGCGATTCCAAACCAGAAGCCAAAAAGGACGAGGCAAGAATCATACTGGAGATCGAGGCCGGCCGGGTCCCTGCTCCGAAGACGAAAAAATCCGAAAAGGTGGACGAGGTATATAAATTATGGCACGAGTCCACGAAACCACCAGTATATGCTAACAGCACATGGAATGTATACGCACAGTTTTACGGCGATTATATACAGGAAGTGTTCGGAGACAGAGCCATATCTGATATTACAAGTATACATATACAGCGGTATGTAAATGCCATGAAGGAAAAGCATAGCCCAGAGACAGTAAATAAATGCATCACGGTTCTGGTAAACTTATTCGGATTTGCCATTGATCCGCTTAAGTGCATTACCAGTAATCCAGTAAAAGGTATTAAACGGTGTAAAGTGCCGAGAAAAAAGAAAGTCACCTGGAACGATGACATAGTCACTTATTTTCTCGATCTGCCAGACGTCAAGTCTTCACATTATTATCCCATGTTCGTGATCTCCGCTCTCCTGGGCGCACGGCCCGGGGAAGTCTGCGGCCTGCGAGAAAACGGTTTAAACAGCAAGCCCACGTATATGATCGATTTTGAAAAAGGGTATGACAATTGGGAAGTGGATACCGATCTTAAAACCGGCGGATCACACCGGACGCCGCCGATCCCCAAATATTTATACGATATCATTCACCGGCGCCTGATCTGGAAACGGAAAAATCATATGGTAGATCACTCGTGGGGAGACAATGATTACCTTTTTGTAAGCCAAAATGGAAATCCGATCAAACCACATCAGTACGGAGAGGCTTTTAAACGGCTTTTAAGGGCACATAACCGCCAGATGGAGGAATACAAGAAAGAACACGAAGAACTGCCAGAAGGGGCATTTCTGTTGCCTGAAATCACATTGTACGGACTCCGCACAAGCTTCGCCACAAATAATATGCGACGTTGCCCGAATGCCGCTCTTATCTCCTCAGTAATGGGTAACAGCCCTAAGACGCTTATGCAGTTTTACGCGCAGGCCGAAACTGATATGCAGATGGATTTAATTAACGGATACGCTTCAGGGAAGCTCGAGGCAAGAGAAAAGGGGGTCAGAAATGCACTATGATAGTAAGACGAACAATGAAAACTTTAAGCAAAAACTTTAAGCAAGTTGCATTATGTAAACAAAAAGCGAGTTCCCAAAACTCGGGAACCCGCATAAACACTAGGTTTTCAGAAGAGCGCGAGACGGGGATCGAACCCGCGACCCCAACCTTGGCAAGGTTATTTACTGCATTTAATAGGAAGTAACACACGCAAAAAGTGGCTTAAAATCGAGGTTTTTCAAAAAGTATGTAGCGTATAATACCATTTCAAACACATATCAACTTTAAGCAAAACTTTAAGCATTTTTTAATAGCGAAAATAGTGATTTAGGTGATTGCTATAAGTTGAAAAATAAGAGACTTGTCCCCAGTGGAGCAGATTTGAACAATTATAGAACTCCAGGGACTTATCTTATCAATTCAGCAGACCTAAGCACTATACTCAACAAACCGACTGGCTGGACAGCTACTGGCGGAATAATCTTAGTTGAGGACTGGGTTGATCCTAAAGTAGTTACAATGACCGTAAAAACTTATAACGGATCTGTCTTTTGGCGTAATTATTTAAGTGGGACATGGACCGAGTGGGTGTCTGGTACTGTCACTACAGATTTATCGACGGTAAATCCGAGTAGTTTAATACTACAATCCAGATCTACAGGATACCCAAAGCCCACCTTTTTTGCGGATAGTGCTGGTGCTTTGTTTATGAGATGCTATCTTAATGCAACCGATTATTATGAGTTATCTCTTAACAGTGTTGGGGCATACGTCAATAAATGCATAGGCGGTAAAATTGTTTTTACCAATAAATTTGTAACTTTTTAAATCATCTTGTGGTCGGATAAATGCAGCTCATACTCAGATTAGTAGACAATGCCTTACTTATATATATGTACAGCTTGTTTTCCGCAGCTTTTAATGTACCGTTGACCTGTATAGCATTATCATCTGCTATCGTGCTTCGCGCTCTATACACGGGTACATCCATAAGCGGCCTGACATCATCATCACAAAAGGCTACCTCAACCCAGCCGGACGATCCGGCGGATATCGTAAAAATACATTGCACCATATGTCCGATTTTATAAGCCAATACGTAAGACACCGGTGCGTTTTTGTAAAAATGCGCAGTGACGTCTTTCACAGTTAAATCACTATTTTTTCCAGTTGCATACCAAACATTTGTTTGTTATGATTAAACCAAAGGAGATGATATCATGGCAAACATATGCACACTGGCACCTGATATTAACCGGTGCCCACATTACAGCAAGGAAACACAGACATGCAGCGGCGGCCCGGAAGTCTGTGGATTTTACAAAAAATTAGAGACGGAGAAGCAGCCGGAAGCACCCAAACAACCTAAATGGTTTGAGCAGTATTTAAAATAAGCATCACACCGATCCTCAAAATACGTTATACAGGTACAGGGGGTAAACCATGAGAAATAGGATGTCAGAATTGCGAAAAAAGCAGTATTTAACATTACGGATCGACCGGATCAGGTCGGCCAAGACCAACTTTTACCGAATAGACGGACCGTTTTTCTGCATAATAAAGGCCAGGGCGTGATTGCTCTGGCCTTTATTTTTTTATCGGTTGATTTCGAACGGGAAGATATCCCTCTTGTATAAGTCAGGATATTCATTGCATAACGACATGTATTGCTCATACATTTCATTCCGCATCATGTTTCCGGGATATTTATTCATATTCATAAAAGAATTTACTTGCTCTATGTTATGGGAGAACTTCCACTGTTTGTAACTTAATTCTTTAAGGCGCCTATATGGGGCGGTTTTAATATGATAATTATATAACCAGGACATCCCAGCTTTTTTAAAGACGGATTCCTCTCCCAAGTGATCAAAGAGGGGATTTACAACTTTGAGCATTCCAGAAACAAATTTATAATATTCTTCTCCGGTAGCAAAACTTTCTCCTGTATCGAAAAAAGGTTCTGTTTTAGCAGGGCTGAATAATATTATTTCTAACTCTTCGATTTCCTTTTTTGTCTGTTTCATTTTTGAAACATACGCATTATAATAATTTTCCCATCTCTCATTTTTCATAAATTCCTTCTTTCTCCCGGCCTGTTCCCGGACCGGGGCGGATGAATGTGATTACTGGTACCTTTTAAACAACTGATGATATTCGGATATCATCTTATCCATTGTTTTGATATCATTTTCAGAAATTGCTTTTTCCAGCACATCGATGTCAGATTCAACTTTGTCTATGTCGCATCCCTTATTATCGTAGTAGTAATCATCGGCCTTATTTTGCAACTTGCAAAGTAGTGTGTCCGCATCATCAACCACATGATATCTGATCCCGTTTACCGTCCTATGTGTATTCATAACGTTCCTTTCTCCCGGCGTTACCCGGCCGGGGAGGGTGAATATCACAGTTCCCATATGTAATCTTTTGGAAGTCTTTTTATTGCATTTTCAAGGCAAGTTGCTTTTATTGTCATGCTTACTTTTCTTCCAGTTAAACTTTCTACGCCATCAAAATGCATATATTTGTAACTTTGTCCGCGAACTCCCGATTTCTTCATTCGATTATCAGGAAGCATAACAATGATGGTCTTTGTTTTCTCATCATAGCTTCCGCGAACGACTTCGCAATCAAAATAAGATTTTTTGTATTGCCTGTATAGCATTCTTTCTTGCTGCATATTCTCCTTCTTTCTCCGGCGGAGCCGCCGCCGGCCGGTTACTTTATGCTATTAAATCAATCGCCTGTGGTACATATTTGCTGTTATCAACATCCCAGTAACCACAATCAGCGGTTCTGAGGTTGCCTGCCAGCGTGTGGCGAACAGCCTTGATGTAAACGCGGCACTTGTCGTATCCGTTCCACTCTTTAAAATAAACCTCTTCGTATTCGCCACTCATAACCAGCTTATGAGCTGCGGCCTTGATGGTATCCAATGTGATGACTGCTACGGTCTCAACGGCTTTCTTTGCTTCGGCCCATGCTCTACGTAAGCACTCTGAGAAGCTTAACTTTGTTGCGAAACTCTGGAACTTTCTGTATGTTTCCCATGCTCTTTTCATGATCTGGCTTAAGTTATATTTTTTCATCTTTATACCCTCCTGTGTGTGTTTTTTTGTTTTCCTGTTCCTTATGATTACATTATACTTCATTCGTACGAATATGTATATAGTAATACTTCACAAATCGTACGAATAATTTTTATGCAATTCGTACGAATATAATTATGACATTGATTTGTTTGTACGAATAGTTTATAATCAAGAAAAAAGGAGGTTTTAATATGGAACAAATCAGAAGAAAGGTACTCTTTAATAAGCCAGGGGGAACAGCCAGCAAGAACTCCATAATGGCTCGCTTAACACTTCCGCCGGAATTTGTAAAAGAACTTGGAATAACATCTGAAGATAAAGAAGTCATAATTAGTTTAGAAAATAAAAAAATAATTATCGAAAAGGCTTGATTATTCGTACGAATAGTGTTATAATAAAGATAGTTAAGAGAGGCAAGACCTTAACGAATACGAGGAGGAAGGAACTTGAGCGAAGAGATGAGTGTATTTAAAAGTTACTTACGAAGACTGTTACAGGACTTAAAAGATTTGAAAGAAGCACTGAAAAACAAAGAATACGAAAAAGCCGACACCATGGTTGACAAACTGATCGACGACACACAGAAGGGCATCGAGGACAATTAAAAAAGCCTACATAATAGGCTTAAGGTCTTAGACAAGGGAGGGCGGGCTTGCCACCGCTCCCCCATCTACAAATAGAATAACATACAATTAAAAATAAATCAACGGAGGTAATAAGATGGAAAAAACATTTAAGGGCTACATTAATTATGGCTGCTTAGCGGCAGAAAAGCACCCGGTATTTACGGCTGGAAATCCACAACCCACGGCCACTGTTAGCGATCCAGTAATTTTTGAAATTCCTGAGGAATGGGAATTAGGCGAAACAGGAGCAGGAAATGTTATTGTAACTGCTCCGTGGGGATGGGATTATGAACCAAACGAATTATTTGCGGGTAGAAAAGGAAACGAAATAGAAGCGCTAAATACACCGCATTTCAAAGGTTATGATAAAGAAGGCAAATACTTTTCAATCCCCATAAAATACGAAGAGGTATAGAAAAAAAGGCGATCCGCTATGGGTCGCCTTTTTTTATACTACTTATCTTATAATTTCAATCCACACGTTTTCCCGTGACCTTATGTATATAGTATAATTCACGGAATTATTTTTGTCAAGATTTTACACTGTATTTTCCTGATCTGTGTACCACACTTCCATGGCTCCGTTATCCCGGCTGTGCCAGCACGCGCCCTCAAAGGGTCCGCCCTGTATCGGGTCAAAGTAGTACCAGTCTCCAGAGCCATCTTCCGGGTCACATACATTTCCGTTCCACCTGTGCCAGCTCGTGCACATATATCCATCAGAATTGAACAGATACCAATGGTGGTTAATGATCTCCCACTTATTCGCGGGGTATGTGCCGTCTGGCCTACGATACCACCAGCCATTGGCCGTACTAATCCAGCCCGTCCGCTCCTCCACCGGCTCCCAGGTGCGCATAAACTCATCCGGATTGCGGTACAACCGCTTAATTCCGGCCGTGGAGCTGCCCCAATCTGAAAGCTGGAAGTGCGGTTTGTCTACCGGACTTTTCCAGTTACCGCCCCACTCCAGCCCCAAGGCGACGCCGATCTTACCAACTTTAGTGAAAAATCCATCGTTATCATAGTAAGCGCCGCGGCCATCGTTGCGGAAGAAGTCGAATGCTGTCCCCCACTGGTGATAGGAACTGTAACTGCTACCCGGTGCATTGGTCACAATCGGCCCCGGCTTCGTGCGGCCCTGTGCATATAATGCGTCCTGCTCTGCTACGGTCCGCAGCGTCTCACCGATCTTAATCTTAAGCCCCTGCTTATTGCATTCCTCGACCAGTCTCTCCGCAAGCGCCTGAAGACGCGGATGGCATAATGTAATGTCTCTCATTTCTTTTACCTTCCTTCCAAAAAGAAAAGGCCCGGGATTGCCCCAGGCCCATAAATAAGTACAGTATCACCGGCTCTCACCCTGCCGGCCGGGAGATATGCGGATCACCGCCTTTCTATTCCTGCTTATCGCCCTGTCCATAATCTGCACTGTCAATCTTATCTTTCAGTACCGCAATGTATTTTAATAACCAATCTGGCACCGCGGCGCCCATTCTGCCCGCATTTTCGATAATGGACAGTAATTCATTGAGTAAGTACCAGACAGCCACCAGAAGCCCGAAAAATGCGCTGGCCGGCATCGTAAAGCCAAGTGTTCCAGATACGGTAGCAATCACATAATCCACTACCATAGCAACCGCAATCACGCAAAGATAACCAACCTTTTTAATAATCCCTTTTGCGCCCTTCTTGCTGCTCCACCCATAGGTGATGTCATCGGGGTGATCCATAGCTTCCCGTTTACTTGCCAGCATTCCGGTTACATAGTCCACAACCATCATGGAAGCAAGCGCACAAAGTACCGGGAAGAGTATCCCCAGTTTATCACTTAAAAAGGCAACAACCGCCGCCATTGCCCCCTGAATTCCGATCATATACTCTCTTTTCATAGTCTTATTCCTCCGGATTTTCTTTCAGCCAAACTTCTGTTTTCGATCTCCAAAAATTGGGGACCTCTTTAATGGTAATAATACCGCGTCTGATCCGCGTTCCATAGAATGCGCCCATTATACTGTACCTCCTTCTGCTATTGTTCCAACGGCTTCCCCAAGGTCGTTAATGGCACCGTCCTGTACTGCCTGGCCTGCCTCCAGCGCGTCCAGACGCTTTTCCTCCGGGGTTTTCTCGCGGAGGCTATACGTTGTAAGTACTGTGCCGTCAGCAGCCACCACGGAGGTCTCAGACACAAGCACGAGGTCAGCATACGTTCCAGCGACGATTCCTTCCCCAGTCTTAACCTGTACTGCCGTCAGGTTATCCGGCGTCAGCGCTTCCCAGGTTGCTACCATAGCCGCCCGGTCTGCCGCCGTTACCTGTAATGATCTCATACTTGCACCTGCCTCAAGTTCGATAATAGTTCCATTTTTTAAGATTAATGTGTCTTTCATGTAAGGACACTCCTTTCTTCTCCCTATATGGGAGAGATAAAAATAAGCCCTTAAACTGGGCTTTATTAACGGGTTTCTTATTCAGTTAAATAGTGATTTAGCAGTGAAAGACGTCACCGCACACTTTTACAAAAACGCACCGGTGTCTTACGTATTGGCTTATAAAATCGGCCATATGGTGCAATGTATTTTTACGATCTCTGCCGGATCGTCTGGCTGGGTTGAGGTAGCCTTTTGTGATGATGATGTCAGGCCACTTATGGATGTGCCAGTGTACAGAGCGCGGAGTGCAATAGCAGATGATAATACTATACAGGTCAATGGTACATTAAAAGCAGCAGAAAACAAACTGTACATATATATAAGTAAGGCATTGGCCACTAATCTGAGTATGAGCTGTATTTATCCAACTACAAGATAATCATCTACATAATCCAGTAATCCGTCCGTGTCGCCCCATTATAAAAGCCAAACTTAATATTTTTGGTGGCTGTCAAAAACTCAATATACAAATAATTAACAGCCGTTGTATACATTCTAATACTCGTAGCTGTCGAGTTTTGCGCAAAAGTCACTTTTCCGACACCCTCAAAGCTTATTTTATCATCCATTATGTCTCTCCAGCCTCGCCATGTACCATTATCTTGTTTGGTGATTTGTGGACTATTTGGACCATCATACGGAGGCCACGCCGTGATGCGACACCATTTGTTATCGAGACGCTCAACGTCCAGATAAGCAGCGACCCAGCCCGTGGGTAAATTTGTACAATTAGTTGCATAGTAACGTCCTGTGGTAAGCGTTAGGATATCGATGCCTGTTACTGGCTGGAGGCTAATATCGGTTTTTACATCACCTAAATCACTATTTAACTGAGTAATCTTGTCATCGAGGGACTTCCCCATCGGACCGCTTAATACGGTTGTTGCGTCCGTCGCAAGCAGATTATTTACGATCTTACTTTTCTCAATGAGTTTTGTCATGACCTTATCGGCGATCGCGTCAATTAGTTCCTGAGATGTCACGCTTGCTCCTGCCTCTCTCAGTACTCCGCTTGTATCCACAGCGGTGATTGCAGAAAGTGCCTCAGCCGCAAAGCCACGCGCCATATACTTCCAGTTCGCTCCCGGTGCAGGAGTTACTCCACGTAAATTATCCTTCAACGCAACCCAAGTACTCCCGTTATAATATACCACATCACCGGTTCGATATGTGGTACCTGACGCATAATTTCCTTTGTCCACAAAACCTATGCGTCCTAATTCTGTATATCCTTCTGGTGCTGCCATCAAATAGTACCTCCTCTTTTCTTTTTTATACCATAATTTTCCAATAGAGCACTGAATCCACGACAGTAAAATTCACACCTACCCCCGCTTTTATATAGAGGGTTGATTCTGCCGGATCAAAATAAAAACCAGGCGCTACAATCTGCGAGTACTGCGCGGCCCTGTCTGCGTCGTTTTTGGCATTGTCCGCATAAGTCCCGGCCTGCCTGCTGTAATACTCGCTGTTATTGGTATTCTCTCCCTCTCGCGTCCCGGTTCCACCGATTGCCCAGCTTTTTGCCTCCGTAGCACTTACTGCGGAGTTTGTAGCCTGCTCTGTAGCACTTCCGAGAATATCATCCGCATGATTCAAGGTTTCATTTGCTCTCGCTGTTGCCGCATTCGCATCGGTCACAGCTTCATTGGCTAAAGTAATTGCATTATTAATTCTTGTAACTTGCACCGCTACGTTAGCTACAACATTTTCACCCTCTTTATTGACCTTTTCAGCCAATGAGATCATAGAGCCACGAACGTCTTTCCCTTTCCGCGCGCTCCTGAAATTCTCTATTTCTCTGCTTATATCTGCCATGTTTCACCTCACTTTCCTCCTATCCGACCAACTGTTTAACACTGTTTTCCTGAATGAAATCTCTGATTTTATCATATCCCCAGCCACAATTAATAAGGCCGCTGACAAGCATTTCCATAGATTGAACCGCAGATAATTCCTCAACAGTAAACCTATCTCGTAAATTGTCCTGGCTTCCTATTCCATATAATTCTCTGAGCTGCTTCGCATTTTTCCCGAATATCGCCTTGTAAATTGCATTTGTATAAGTAGAGTACGCATGTCCATGCATTCGTTCGTTTTCCTGGGAACGCTGAAGTGTATTTGTAAGCGCTTGCCGTACAGCTATACCTTTTTCACGTTCCTTCATTTTACCGATTAATGCATTTTCCATAGCATTGAACTGCTTTATGTATGCAAGTTTAAATTTAATAGCCTTTTCTCCTGTATATCCCATTACAAGCAGTGTGAAACCATCTCTTGTCATGTAATACATCGGGTTCTTTTTTCCATTCGTCGCTACATAATAGCTTTCACTGAATAGCCCCGAAATATCGGGGCTACTGATACTCGCAGATAAATTTCTTATATCCTCAATTACGTGGTAGTGTTCTTTCCCGAATGTTTCAGCAACATCTAAACTTGTGCATGTGGCAACTTCTTCTTTATTAAATTTTCTGATTTCCACTAACATAGATTCTTATCCTCCGATCTATTTTCTGTTTTTGGCATAGAAAAAGAGCACCTGTTTTCAGGCGCTCATCACTGGTTTTCCTATTTTAAATTGTAGCACATTTGGGTGTGACAAACGTGACAATTTACTTGACACAGAAAAAGAGCGGGGAAATTATCCTCGCTCTCTGTAATTTTTATTATTCATGGCTTGTGCACGCTGGCACGTACTGGGTATCCAGCCATGCCAGAAATTCGGGATTGTCTGAGTTGACTACTCCATCAGCTCCGGTTGTCAGGCCATCGTAATATTCGTAGCCCTCCATTAATTCTCCATATCCATTAAAGGCGTATAAAACATCATCTATTTTCGTTACTCCCAGCGGGATGGTCTTATCATCAAACTCGAATGACCATATTCCTTTTTCGCTCTGAGTCCACTTCCCAGAATATGTGTCCCTCTTTTTTACAACACCGGTTCCATCATCCCCATTTACCGCCCACTGTGGAAGCAGTCCCATATTGAATTTTCTCTCAATATGTTCTCTCTTTAGTTTATCATCCTTAGTTGTAAACTGTACACAATGCTCGTCATTAAGCCACGTCCATTCATATGATGAATTTTCCTCTTCATTCAGCGGAGATTTACGTATGAAATCACCATTAACTACATCAGCCATAGCAAACGAACCAAAAAGCAAACTAAATGTTAAAACAATAGTCAGTAAAGACATTTTTTTAAACATTTTATATTTCACCCCTTTCTGACTATATTATATCATCTATATACCTTCGGTTCAACCCTCCAATCCATCTATTCTATCCCTCAAATCTCTTACTCTGCCATACAAATCCTTAAACATATCTAGTGCAGACATATTTTCCGTCCAAGGATCATCGAAAATTATATCTCCTGTGACAATACCACTATAACCAACACGGGTTATCATTCCATCTCTTTTTAATTCAAGTGCTGGCCCTGTTCCATCAAATTCTTGAGTAGATAATACAATAGAATTACCTGCATCTTTACTATATATAGTCATGTCAGAAATGCCAAACCCATTAATCCATGCATAATTTTCAGTAATCAGCACATTCCCTATATTGATCTCACCAGAATTTATAATCACTGATCCGTCGCTGTCCACCTCAAATGTACCATTACCGATATTAATCCTGCCGCCTATAATTGATGATCCTTTGATGGTACTACCCTCAATAATGCCAAGAAGCACATGCAAGCCGGTCTTATCCCATGTACCGATCACCTCGCCCTGTGCATTCTTAACGGTAATGCTCCCATCTTTCGCCAGGCCAGCGCCGCCCACCTCGAGAATGCCGCCGCGAATTCTGTCCGCCAGCATCGTACCGGATGTTATGAAATCAGCCACAAGATTACCATCAATCGTCCAGGCATTCCGGTATGGTCCATTTATGCCGGTTGTAGAAAAGCCAAGGCCGTTCTGATTAAGCTGAATCACATGGGTAGCCGTGTTCTTATCCGGCGTGTTCATCACCAGGATTCGCCATGGGTGGATTTTCTTACCGGTAACGGGGTCCTCGACGTCCAGAACCACATACCCACCAAGTCCGCCAGTAATCAATGAGGTGGCATTCTCCACCTTACGCCTGATCTCGCTCGAGGCAGATTCCCCTACCTTCTTTATGGAATTTGATAGTTCCACCTGCTTACTTACATTTGCAGCTGTGAATGTCTTTACGGTTGATCCAAGGGATATACTCCCTTTTTTCGGATCGTCAAGATATAGGTCAAGCCTCGCAAGCAGCATATCTTTCTTAACCCCGTGGGGCTTGCTCTCCGCGGTTGTCCACCGGCCAACCTTAAACCTACGGATATCTACCCCCGCATAATTAAGATCAAGAGCCTTAACGGTTAGTGTATCCGGTATGTTGGTCAGTTCCTTAATCAGTGCTTTCGCCTTTTCAAGTAGTACGGAAGGCTCCGTTACATCAGCCCATTGATAGGTGACTGTTATGATTCCATATTCATCAACCACGCTCTGATCTGCCGTAATATAATCGCTTCCGTCATTCACAGACGTGATATCAACGGTTTTTGTCTGCACTTCCCCGTTCTCGTCTTGGTACTCCACTTCCGCGCCATAAGGTATTAACCGCGTAGCGATTTCCGTCGCATCCTGGTATTTCGTCAGATCAAGCAGATTCACTCCGAAACGTATCTTCTGCTCATTGTATCCGCCATGGTCATAGGTGTAATTAAGATACTTCTTACCGCCCTTATACTCCACGTACAGGCAGCCCCCATACTTGCTTATCAGATAGGTATTAACCGTGTTCCATGTGTTTTCCAGTTTTGTGCTTTCCCGCTTAATGTTGGATTCATCATCGACCACATTCACGGTTCCAAGCAAAAACTGTTTTCTTTCCTCCACCTGACGATTATGGTTATCAATCAGGTAGGCCAGGAAATCACGGATATTACCGGTATGGGAAAACGGGCGCTGGATACTGTCGATCAAGTACCCCATGCTCCCCTCGCATACAATCTTCTTTACATTGTAAAAATCTGCTTCATCCGAAATTGCCCGCCCCTCATAAAGCAGCTCCCCATCTTCAATCACCCGTATGATGGATTTTAGTTTCTTGATGGTATTATAATACTCATGCATTGGGGGAATCATAAATTCTAATTGCCCAGTCTTATTAATGGTTAATATAAGGCGCGGCTCAAGCACTCTTAAAACGTCACTTTTCTGGTCATGTATGGGGTATACATGGCCGTCTACGATATTCTGTATCAGATACATTACAAGCTTCCTCCCCGGTATATTACCGTCACAGTCCCTTTTCCAGAAAACTGCAAGTGATATTCTCCATTTCCAATTAATATGTCAGTGATATAATTCACACCGGCGCTCAAAGCATATTCAACGCCTTCAAATATCACTTTCATGGCTTCGGAACACTCTATTTTAGGGATAACAGGCATAGGGCTTCCGTCAACTACAAGATCATATGTACCATTTACCGCTATGTTTCCATACTCCCGGATGACTCCGGTCTCGAAATCGAACGGGTCCCATAACCAATCCTCATCCGATGCAAGCAGGTCCAGTTTATACGGCTTGCAGTCAAACGTAAGTGTAATCTTACCGTATCTGCGATTATTCTTTTCATATTCGCATGTTCCCCGGCCGTCATAGTAATATCCCTCATCAAAATCAAATATCAGCTTTACTGGTTTTCCATGCAGATAGTTGCTGATATCACTGATTCTCGCGGCCCAGTTACTATATCCCTTATCCTCAAAATCACATTCCACCTTTATTTTCCGGTTCTCATACCGGGTTCCGAAATAGTCCGTCATATCAACGTAACCATCGGCGCCCGGTATGTCAATAAGGCTCTTTTTTACTTCCGGCAGACCTATATTGACCGAAATAATACGTAGCCCGAAATCTCGGTAAGAATGCTTTTCGTCATTAAATGTGATTCCTATAGGCATTACATGACACCTCTTTCCTCCGTCTTAGATACATTACCAAGGCTTTCATTTACCGGCTCTGAAACGAGATTACCGACCTTTTTATTATCCATATACACGCCGGTATTCTCCATGGCCTGCCCCATCTCGCGGCCCATACGTTTATAGTCGATTGCATAACCAGGGCCATACCCTTCATTTCCATAGCTGGACGCAGGTATCGACGCTGTGCCGGTTACATATCCCGTACCTGCTAGAGCTGCATCAACTGCATTTCCTGCCGTTACCGCGTCTATGGCGCTTCTCATGGCATTTCCAACGACTTCTGACATAGCCGCATAGAGATTTCCAGACATGGAATTAATACCTTCAATCATTTCAGTGATTGCAGTCTTTCCCAGGTCCTTCATGTCCGTTGGAAGCGTTTGTACCGCTCCTAACACATTCTGTGCAATTGCCTTGAATTTGTCCATATTCTCGGTTGTTCCGGACGCTTCCTTTACTGATCCGGCCATAGCGGAAACCAATTCAACCGCATTTTGAACCGCGGTAAGCTTCATCACCTCAAGTGGTTGATTCAGTGATACCCCCAGTTCCAGCATGGAAGCCGTGTACTCCTGCTGGTACTTCGCAAGTTCCGCAGAGGTTTCCTGTTGCATCTTTGTAATCTGGTCTGCAATATCCCTCCGCATCGGTTCCAACTCTTCTACGGCCTGTCTTCGTGCAAGGCGGTTTTTCTCCCTGAAAAGATCAACATATTCGTCTAACTCATCGTCGCTCATCTCCGTGAGCAACTGGATTTCTGCCGCTGCCTTCGGGCCAAGCTTCTGTAACTCTTCCAGAAGTTCCTTTCCGATTCCGCGGTCACTTAAATCGTCTAAGTTTTCTCTCCACTGTTCCAGCCCGTCAACCTGTGACCGGAGATTATTCAGGAGATCATCAGATGATAATTCCGTATCCGCAGAAAACTCGTCAAAGAGTCCGAACGCTGACTTTATTTCATCTGTTCTCTGACTTACTGCATCTTCGTACTGTTTATTCAGATCAAGAATCTTATCGTTTAAGTCTTCATATGCTTTTGCAACATTATCAGTGTACTTCTCCTCGGCCTGGAGCATCTGATTTTCAAGTTCTTTCTTTGCTGTAAAGTATTCTTTATCTGCGTCGATCTTTGCCTGTGTGCCTTCTTTTACCTGCTTTCTGGCTTCGTCCCAATAGGCCGCCTCCTCTGCAAGTGTGAAATTATTATATACTTTGTAGTTGTCCAGCCGCTTCTTTGCAGAGTCGAGAACTGCCTGTGCGATCTCTTCCGCGCTGCTCTTCGCATACTTCTTGTTTCTCGCAATACCATCAGCAATGCCAAGCGCTATATTCCTGCCTACCTCGTCACGGAATACCCTGGATGGGGAGTGGATTCCCAACATATTTTTCAACCCGTTAAGAGCTGATTTCCCTACTTCTTTTGCAGCACCAACAACCGCACCGACCGCGTTTTTTAGCCCCTTCGCGATACCATCTACAATATCTTTTCCGATCTTCTTCCAATCAAATTCAGAAAATGCATTTTTGATTGACTCGATGATTTCCGGTATCTTTTTTATAAGATCAGGGATTGCCTTTATAAGGCCTACCGCCAACTCTCCAATCAATTCAATGCCTTTTTGTAAAAGTTCCGGAAGATGGGATGCAATTGTAGCGATTAATTTTGCAAGTACAGAGGCAATAGACGTAATGACAGCAGGCAGATTGTCAAGAAGACCATGTGCAAGCTGCCCGATTAATTTCGCACCAGATTCCAGAAGCTTCGGTAAAGCGGTCATAATCGCATCAACTAACCGGTTTAATATATTTCCGGCAGCTGAGATAACAGATGGAAGGTTGTTCAGTAAACCCTGTGCGAATTTTCCGCATACTTCAAGACCCTTGCTCACAATATTTGGGAGTCCAGTACTAATTCCCACTGTCAAATTATCCAGGAGCATTTTCCCCTGCGCCTGAAGCTGACCGGAATTTGACCGTATCCCTTCAATTACACCGGTAATAATCGACCAACCAAGGGAAGCTACCGAAGGAATCAACGTAATGATTCCCCGTGCAATCGCCATAAGTAGCTTTGCGCCTGCTTCCATCAGTTGTGCTGTGTTTCCGTCCAAGCCCTGTATCAGCATGTCAATGAACGAAACAGCAAGGTCAATAACGGCTGGCAGCTGTTCGATGATCCCAGTTGCAATGTCAGTTAAAAGGCTTGACCCCATCTGTATAAACTGGTCCGCACTACCTTCAAATTCCTGCCATAATTCCTCTATCACCATTGGAATTGTCTCGGCCAGCCTCGGAACGATTTCCCCAAGGTTCTTTCCCACATTACGGGCAACCGTGGCAATCGCATCCGCCAGTTCCTGGGCATTGCCTGATCCATTCAAGAAATTGTCAAAGGCTGCCTTGGCGGCATTCATGGAACCTTCTATGGTAGTTGATGCTTCCTTTGCGGTAGTCCCTGTTATGCCAAGTTCTCCCTGGATCACATGGATAGCTGAATAAACATCATTTAGGTTGCTGATGTCATATTTTACACCCGATATTTTGGTGGCATCTGCAAGAAGGCGGTTCATCTCTTCTTTTGTTCCGCCATATCCTAGTTTCAGGTTATCCAGCATCGTGTAATTCTGCTTTGCAAATCCCTGGTACGCATTCTGGATAGAGGACATGTCCGTGCCCATCTTATTGGCGTTATCGGACATGTCCACCATTGCCATGTCTGCAATCTTTGCCGCTTCTGCCGTGTCTCCGGCCACGCTCTGTAATAAGGAGGCGGAGAAACTGGTGACACTCTGCATATACTCATTGGCGGATAATCCGGCAGTCTTGTAAGCATTATTAGCGTTTTCTATGACTGTCTTAGCATTCTCTTTGAACAGCGTTTCCACGCCGCCCACGTTCTGTTCCAAACTGGCTACGGAACTTAAAGCGGCTTTGGACATGCCGCCGAATGCGGCAGTGATTCCGCCAATGGAGGCGCCAAGAACCGCAAGACCGCCTTTTGCTATTCCACCAAGTTTACCGAGTCCGATGGAAAATCCTTTTTCATCAATCTTTGTATCAAAATTTAAATGACCGTCAGCGGCAAATATTTGTAAGTCAAAATAAGCCATACTACTCCTTTCGCAGTAGCACGGCTCACAGGCTCACATATGCTATATCTTTATTTCAAATTCTTTTTTACACTCTTTACATTTCATGTATACACCATTGCTCTGTGCTGTGTTGTCATATAACACAGCGTTCTTTCCGCAATGGGGGCATTGATACCAATCACGCCTAGTTGGCGGTTTCTTAATTTTAGGTAATTCGTGAGAAAGTTCTTGTTCATTTACTGTTGCAAAATAGCTAATACCTTTCCATCTCACCAGAACATACCTCCGATCTCATCATCAGATGGGGCAGACTGCGGAATTGCAATCTTTCTCTGTATTCTCAAAATACGGTTACGCTCTTCAACGTCTTTTATCCGTGATGCATCGGTATTCCGGTACATAACACGCTGCTTAAATTCCGTGTCAGATGATAGGCCGTCTAGCAGTATCCGGAACTTCCACCAGTGCATGTGCGCTTTCGTTAAGTCAATCCGGTAATCATGCCAGAAGCCGGCAATAATACAGCGCGCGTCATATCGGAAATCATACAGCGGTTTTATGTTCCCCGTTTCTTCCTCTTCCTCATAATCAGCCTGATAACTCTCATCTTCTGCCTCAGCCATCTTAAAAAAGTCTATCAGCGGTTTGCAGGCATTTGCCTGATCCGCAAACGGGAGAGGATCACAGTAGAACAAGAGTATGGACTCGAATTTTTCTTCCGGCCCATACTCATCATCTTTCAAAAGGTCAACAAACCTTAGCCAGTCCTTAAAATCCGTTACAATCTCACGATGCTTACCGTTTAGCATCACCGAATTGGGATATCTGTCATAGATGAGGTTCACTTATTACCGCCACCATTCCGGTTATGCCGTCTCTGCTGCCTGTTCTGATGCGGTGCATACTTATTAAGCATCTGGCCTCTGCGCTGCATGGCCTCCTGATTACTGCGCCGTGCGGCATCAATAAAAGCCGAATAGGCTGCGTCACACATACCAGCATTTACTTTTCCCTCAAACATCTTTCCAGATGTCCCTTTTCCATAAATACAATCAAACAGGTTAAAAAACAGCCCACAGTATCCGCGTATTACCTCGCTTGTTGTGCCCGCCTTCTGCACTCGTTTTTCTTCCTCTTCCATCTGCTTAAACGCATTTTCGTAACGTTCTGCAAAATCCGCATCCTGTAAATCCACCTCAAACTCAAGATTGTTATAACTCCACTTCTGGCTCATAGGCTCACTCCTCTTTGTTATTGTTTAGATGTGACGGTTGCAATACCGGCTTTTCTGGCCTTATTCCCTGTGCATTCTACAACAAGGATTTTTTGCCCATTTGCAGCCGTAATATCTGCTGATCCATCCCAAGTCTGCATTTCGCTGCAATCCGTATCATAAGCAGGAAGGGAAACATTTGTTCCTGTCTTATATCGGTATGTATTATCTGGCTGCTTTGCTGGGGTAACCGTTAATTTAATAGTCCCAGAACCAGAACCCGCTACGCTGTGCACAGTTAATTCCCCCAATTCATGAGCCTGACCTTCTACAAATGTTACTGTCTGCCACTTATCGGAAGAAGTTGCAGTTCCCAGTATCATTTCTCCGATCGCCCGAAAATTACCAGAATAGATTAATGCGTCATTTCCATCACCGGTAGTATCCGGAATAACCGCATAGGTACGCTTTCGTGCGACCTTCGTTTCCCCCTCGGCAAAAAGATCTACCGTTACGATCTCGACATAAGCATCTGATCCGGTATATTCACCATCGGTAATCTCTGCAATCTTTTCATGCGTTGAAAGCGGGCTGTGACGGTCAAAACTATAACCGATCTGTGTTGCATATCCAACCACATCAGACCGCTCGGAATCCTCATCTACGTACGTTCTTGTGTACTGTTTCGGGCTTTTGGATTCAGACATAGATGAAAAGCCCTGCATGCGCACAAACTTAGGTTCTTCCCCGGTTCCGACGTTCATGAAAGCGACTCTCTTAGACCGCTTTACCAACTTTGCTTCATTAATTTTGTCAACTGTTGCCATGTTGTTTCCTCCTATTCATAGAGTAATCTTAATTGTATCTGATATCTTGCAAGGTCCCCGTCCGAGTCGAAAAGATAATAGCTCGATATCATGACATTCGAAATAGCTGAATATCCTTCCAGTTCCGGAAGAATATCATTATCGTTTTGATCTTCTACCCAATTAGACAAATTCTGATAAAAATATGAATTGTCTATCATGGTACGGGCGTCTCCGTCGTAAGCTTCTTTTGACGTGAAAGAGTATTGGAATTGATATACCTTCCCTCCGTCCACGTATTCTTTGTATACCGGATCAGCCGGTATTGGGTCCAGGCTGTACGCTCGACTGTTGGGGAGATAATCAATATTAAATTCCCCGTCGTGCAAGAATGGACACTGCATGAAATATTTCCTGAGTGCGCCTATAATAGACTCATTGTTAATTGTTCGCAATGATCTTTTCCGCCCCCTTCCGAATCGTCTCGCCTTTCGCGGTCTTCATACGCTCAAACCATAGTTTACCGCGGTTTCCGTTGTCTCCGTGGTTCTCATAATACTTCCGCCGCGCATACGGGGCCAAGTACTCTATTTCTGCACTGCCAATTACGGTTCCAAGCTGCGCGGACTTAATCATGTACCCGGTTCTTCGTGGCGTCATCGGGTCCATGTACCGCAGGCACTCAGAATCGACAAACTCCTGTGCCTTTGCAAATCCTTTTGATTTCTGCTGACCGAATCCCGGCGCCCATTCCAAGTGCGCGGTTACACTGCCGTTGCTGCTCTTCTTCTGATACAACTCTCCGCGTGGCGTGGATATCTGAAAAACCCTTTTCTGTGCCATTAAATACCACCCACTCTCCAGTGCTGCAAGCTGCCAAAACGATTATCAGACCATGATGTGATTTTAAACACCTGATACAGTTCCTTCTGCAAATCAGAAGGCTTTTCTATTTCCTTCGCTATGGCTCCACGCGCTATATAGTCATCGTTCTTTAAGGTCCATGTATTTTCCTTGCCTGTGTACTCTTCCGGCGCAACATAATGTGATCCGGAAAACTCCGCATCTACTGGTATCCTAACTTTAAAGGAATCCGCAGAAGCAAGGCCGCCGTCTGTTACGCTGACTTTATTATCAACATAGAACCACGCCTTTTTTATCACTGTCCTGCGCCATTCTTTCAACCGTGTATCAGGATTCAGGAAAGAGTTATAGACCGTAATATCCGCATTTGTGGTCATTGTGACACCTCACCTTTCGATTCAGCCAGCCAGTAGGCAGCAGATACATATACACAGCATCATAAGCCTTCCGTCTAACCGCTTCTTCCGCCGTCTGGCCGTCTGTCTGTTCCACTACATAAGACACAGAATAGCCGTCATTGTTCTCAGACCGAACAGGGCCAGCCTTTCCGTCCGCCTTTCTCTGCTCCTGCTCCTGTTCGGCCACATAATACACATCTGCCGCTGCACAGACCGCATCCTTTACCATGTCATTCGGTATGGAAAATATGTCACCATTCAAATGGGTAAGGTATCGGATGTACGCTTCTGCCTTGCGTTTAGCTGCCGGGAATGCTTCTTCCGGCATTTTTCCACCATACTCGGCCCGATAATATTCATAATCCACATACATCCTGAATCCCCCTATTCCATGGCGCCGCTTGCTTTCAGCCCATCAATGATTGACTTTATTGCAGATGCGCATGTTTCTGCTGTTGCTCCTGAAACGTTAAATGTCACAGCAGGTGCCTTCTTGACTCCACCGATAGCATCTGTTTTCGCCGCAGGCAACGTATATCCTTCCCCACTAGGCCAGTTATCCGCCAATTTCTGTACTAATTCAGCAATCTGCCCGTCAGTAGGGGCAGATGATTTCCCTGTAACCTTCTTATAGAGATTTTTTAATGCATCTGTAATCTGCATACACAATCCTCCTATGCGTTCTTCAGGATAGCAAACGGGCATCTCTTGTTTTTATCAGTCTGGACCGAGTTGATTGGGTTGGGAATTTCCCATCCCAGCCTCATGACCGCCCTAAGAGCCACCATGTCATTCTGCATCAGGTTATAAGCAATCGAGCCATCCGTGTTCTGTACAATACCCTCAGTAAACAGCTTAAAGGTAATATCCTGACGGATTGCATATACCATCTGATTGAAGTCTCCCGAGATCATCAACGCTTTGGACTTATCGAACGCTCCGTTGTTCGGGAAGTTCATCGGGCTGCCGTCCAGAGAATATGTAGTACCGCTCTGCATATCAGACTTAAAAATTGGATTTCCCGTCGAATCCCGCAAACCTCTCAGCTTCGCCCTCATGGAAATATCAGCCATATGGCCGCTTACAAAGTATCCGGAATCCTCTACCTTCGCAATTACGCCGTTCTCGGCCATAATCTTATCATACAGGGAATCACCTTCGGCAAGCGTTACAACTGCATTCGCTTTTGTTGCTGTAGCAACAAGGCCATCTCTCCAAGAGGTGGGCTTGTTAACATTGAAAAGGATTGCTTCGTCGATCAACTTACCGAACGCCTCAACAACTCTCGGTTTCACTTCTCCCCAAATGTCATAATCCGAATCATCAAGTACAGCTTCCGGAATCGGAACGATAACGGCGATTTCCTCTGCTGTAATGACCTTCTTATCCCACTGCTGTTTCGTGGTCTTTTTGGCTCCGGTATCACCGTCCACAAAATAGGCAATCGGGAGCATGTCAAGCACCGGCATTTTATAGGTTTTCGTTGACATGTTAGGGAGCTTACGGCCCCTTGAAAGTACCGTAGACTGAGTAACTACCCCCTGGATAATTTCTCTGGCTGGCTCTTCTGGAATTAGAGAATCTGCCCCACTTCTGTCAATAATCAATGCATCGTCTGCAAAAATCTGTAAATTGTACTTATGTCTCATATTTGACCTCCTTATCGTCTGGCCGCCATTCTTATGGCGTTATTAATATAGTCGTTCGTGTCCTCAGAAGCTCCGGCGCCGCCTGTATGTGTCGAGGTTGTCACCTTGTATGACGTCTGGCCTGCAAACTTCGGATTCTCCTTCAGGAATTCCGCCGCCGCCTTGTCAAAAGGAAGTTTATCCGTAACCTTCTGATTAACTTTAAATAGCACATAGTCGAGATCATCAGGTTTTACACCTTTGTCCCGCAGAAACCCGCTGTTTTTAAGCTGTTCGAGTTCCGTTTTATATTTATCCCGTTCGAGTTCGACCGCAGAAATGTTAGGCTTATTCTTTTCCTTATTCGTCTTGTAATCTTCCATGGCCCGCTTTACTTCGTCCTCGCTAAGTCCGTGCTGCTCAAAGTAAGATTTCAAGGCCGCCGCCTCTGCTCTCTGTGCTCGTGCCGCGGCAATAGCTTCTGCCTGCTCGAATGTGTAAGTTGCTGTACTACCGGCGTTCTGGCTGCCGTTACCATTTCCGGCTGTCGTGCTCGTTGTTGTGCTCGTTGCTGCACCGCCTTCGCCGCCGTCTGCGAAAAGCTGTAAATTAATTCTCTTTCTCATCCTAATACCTCCGTTTTAAGTACGTTAACTATTCCGATGCTTTTAAAGCCTTCACGTTTCGGGCATGATTTTTAAACGTATGTGATGCAACCATATTCCTGATTAATTAAGCATATCCCAAGAAACCAGGCGTCAATAATCGTCTTCCCCTTATCATTGATCCGCTGCCATCTGACGGATATGTTTCCTGTATCCATGACGGTTTTAAAATCTCCTTCAGCCAAAGCATTCAGGCTTTCGGCAAGCGTCAGGGTAAGCGCAGATACCGCAGCACATACCAGATCACGCCCAGGCGGCGCAAATCCGGCATGTCCTTTTACAGATATCTCATTCTCTCTTACCATTACCTGTATCATAATCCCCCTCCTTTCACTACGGCGCTACACGCCCTCTCATATCGTAGTAGATTCTCTCACGCTGCTCTACGAGTTCCATTTTCCTGCAAAATGCCTTGTACTCATCAAGCTGCGCCTGATACTTGCATCTCGCAAGCATAACCATGTCTTCATCTGCTCCGGCCTTCTGTAATAACCTTACCTTCTCACGCTGCGCTCTCATATTCGTTTCAAGGTATCGCTGGCGCTGTGTGGCCTCGTATTTTGTGTATTCCCGGCCTTTAAAACGCTTAGGCTTATCTTCCTTCGCATTCTGTTCGGAAAGCCACTTATCGCTGAATTGCCGCTCAGAAATACCAGGAATAAACGGATAATAGCTATGGTAGCAATTCGCGCCGTTAAGCCCGGTTACAGTTCCAAGGCCGCATACGGTCCGCAATTCTTCACGGCTCCAAACTTTGCCTTGCCACACTCTGTGTGTCGGTCTGGCTCCCTCGTGCCAGTCAATCTCGAAATAGTCTGTATGCAGCTTCTTGGCGTTCATTTCCGAAATCTTCCCGGTAAGCTGTGAAATCCCCGTCATAACTGCCCTTCTGGCAGCTACATCACAACGGCTTGTATATCCACTCGCATAATCGACGGTACGCAAGCCCGAATTCGTCATTTGTGTTACCACACGTCGGATCACGGTGTTATAATCGAATGCCCCGGAAGTGATCTCAACAATGGCATTATCAAGATACTCATTGTAATAGTCTGCCAGCGGCGAAAAAACCAGCCGGCCGCCGCCCATATCAACCTTAAACCCCAGGGATCGAGTGATATTATACAGTTCATCGTTGGATTGCTGAACAAGAGCGTTGGTAAGTTGCTGTAATTCCTGATTCGCTTCATAAGGGACAAAATTCTCATTCACCTGTTCATATAGCTGCTTCGCTCTCGTATAATATTTCTCGATCACTTCGTCGTACAGCTCGAACGTTTCCGGGAAGGAATCTCCTACTGCTTTTTTAATGATATCCTCGATATCCTTTGTACTGTTTCCCAGTATGTAGTATCTAAGGAGTTGATAATCGGCGGTTGACGTGATCGTTCCGGTCTTCTTAATCCGGCGTATCACATCTTCCATAATTCGAGTTTCGAGGTTCCGATACTTCTTCTCGATTCCCGTAGCCAGATAACTTTCATAGCTTTTGTTCATTACGGAATCACTCCCGTCTGTTCAGGGATTTTCTTCGCTGCCTGCTCCTCTGTTTCCCCGTACCACTTCGCCCGGTATTCTGCTAGGCTCATAACCCCCATAGCTACGTCCTGCCGGTCCTCTTTGCGCTCCGTCTGCTTATCCTCAATGATTGAATCATCAAAGTCGATTGTTATCTCTGTCTCTTCAGATAGGCCAGGGACTTTCGCCACAATCCCTAACCGTATGATAATTTTAATCAGCCTTTTGAGCACAGCATCAAGTACAATCTCGTGCTTCTGCAACGTCCGGTACATATCGGAATTTTCCGAGATCACTTCCGTGGCTGTTGTTACGCCTCCCTGCTCAAAACGGTAACGCTGTGTTCCGAACCCACATTTCATTGAAAGATAATTAAGATCATCATTAATAGCTTTGCTGTGCTGCTCTACCCTCAGCGTCATATCAATTTCTTTAATAGGCTCTTTCGAGTCCTTTAAATAATCATCTGGGAGGCGATAAAACACAGTATCACCAGTATCAAAAGTCGGATTTCCGTCTTTATCCTCCAGCATCTCAGGCGCCACAAATATTCTCTTCCGGCCAAGATCAAACTCGTTCGCGTACGAGTCATATTCCAGGTCTATCTTCCGGAATACATCAATGGAATTCGCCAAGAGTGACATACCCATCGGGTTATTATCGTCTTCCGCCGCATTGTTCACCAGATTCAGCCGGTCAATTACGTACTGTGGTTCTTTCGATCCGGTCTCTATCCTGTCAGCCAGCCCCTCAAACGGTGGTAATGCATTCCACTGTTCAGGCGTCAACTCCTTCCCGGCTCCGTTCGTGCATTCAACCACCACATTCTCGATGATATAGTTTCCTGCCGCTTCTCCGGCCTTCTCAGTTCTGTGAAACTGTATCTGTACGTACTTCTTTCGATTGTACGTGTGTGGGAATAAGAAAGCGCATTCCGTGATTTCACGGTTGTTCCATGACAGAGGGAAAATGTTGGGGGCCTCCAAATAGTTTATTCTTACTTCTCCTCCGTGCACATTCCCGGCCTCGTCAACGTCCATATTGTCGAGATACGGAATATAGGCCACTGTCCCGGTTGCCGCCTTGCGCTCCTGGTATTCATTTCCGATATTCCAGAAATCGTTTTTCTGCAATACTTCTTTGACGAATGTGTTCGTTGTCTCATCAGACAGCGTTACTTTCACCCGTTCATTAAGAAGCAGGTTAGCCATATCCTCGCATACCTTTTTCGGCATTCCGAGGCTGTGACGATGACATTTCGTCCATGTCCCCTGACCACCGTATATCCGGTAAACGTGGAACTTACGGACATTGCTCCGGTACCAACTATACCATTCCGATATTTTCGAGTAAAAGGAACTGTCTACTGTGTCAATTCCTTTCTTCTTGAAATAGCTAAATATATTCATCTTCCACCTCCTCATCCAGCGGATTCCGGTATTCCTTTTCGTATTCCTTCACCGGGAGCCAGTGTTTCATTTTTTTCCAGAACCCCATGACGAGATACCGGATAGCATCCATGCAGTGATCGTCCACCTTCACAGGTACTTCTTTTCCGCGCTCGATGGATTTCTTGTCATATTCATAAGTTCCGAATTCCTCCACTGCGTATTCCTGCAATGGTGAGATCGTCATAATCCCATATGTCAATAGCTTCTGTACTCTTGATATTCCGAGTTCTACCTCATTCTCGGCGCCTCGGATTAGAACAGTATAATCACAATCCCTCGTCGCTCTTTTGATCTCCTCCGCCAGCCCTCGCGCGGAAGGATCGATAAAAACATAAAAGTAACTGCACTCATACTTTTCATGCAACGCGTCTGTGAAAGAAATAAAGTCTTTCGCATAATCAGACGGGCTTTTCTGCTTTCCCGTTTCCCTGCCTGAGTAATAATACTCTGCAAGCCCGGTTAATCGTTTCTGGTATTCATCAAGGCCGGCCGCTTCATAAACGGTCGCGTTCTGCTGTCCGTAATCTACTCCAATACCAATAATCCGATACCGCCTATTTTCCGGCCTCTCCTTATGCTTGTCAGAAAACATGTAGTAGATTACCTCATCTACCCCTATGCTCTGCCCCAGCCATACCCACCTGTATTGTCGCTCATCTGCCGCCTTCATGATCTCCGCAGACTCTATCAGGTCTTTTCCAAGCCAGTCCTCCGGAACGTCTCTATAGTCCGTGTGAATATGGATACAGTCCGCCCGCTTCTCCATCTTCTTGCACCACTTGTTGATTGGTGCGTTCGGATTCTTTGGCGGGTTGTATAGATATATCATCTGGAATCCGCTGCTGTTGCCACGGATAAACGTAGCCTCGATATTCTGTAGTTCGTCTTCTCCCTCGCCATCATCAAAGAATTCGGTAAGTTCATCGAGGATAACCAGCTTAATAGGCTTGCTCTCATCAATGATACCTTTTGTATCGTCGATACCATCAGAACCGGCGAAATACATCGTAGTGCCATATTTACGGTACGTGATTTCCATGGGTGATTTCCCGATCCGGAACGCCCTCTTGTCGATTCCCAGCCGGTTGATACCTCTCAGCATCTCCTTGTACACCGTCTTCCGCAGCTTGTTATGATGCTTTCTGAGCACTACTACGGAACCGTTCGGGTCGTTGATTAACTGGAAAATACTCCGAACGCCCGCGTAACTTGATTTCGTACCGGCTCTTCCGGATGTTAAAATGATATGGCGGTGTGTCTTGTCGTTAAACAGCGGAAGATACTTCGGTATGATCGTCTCTGATATCCTGATCTGCTTGCGGTGCATCGTTTATCACCTCCACGCCGTCGCCGTTGTCTCCGCCTGCGCTCTCCCTAATGATCTTCCCGGTCTGTGCCTGTATATGGTCAATCCTTGCCCGCTGCTCTGGCGTCGCAAGGTCCATGTGGTCCGCAAGCCATTCCAGTGCTTTCATGCGGTCAGCCAGTTTAATACTGGCTCCGTCCCGCCCCTGCTTAACCTCCGTTATGATCGTTCCGTCAACCACATCGGATTCACGGAAACGAACGCTGTTAACAGTTTTCATGAGCGGAACTTTTTTCCCTGTTGCCGGGTCCTCAACCTGTATAGGCCCGAATGCTCCCATGGCCTGTGTTTCCTCGCGGCCAAACTCCACATAATCGGTAATGTCAGAAAATGCAATGTCCATGTACTTCTGGAAAATATCGTGTTCGTCAAGCATTTCCCGGTTTAGCCGGTCCTGCTTAAGCCGCGTGATTTCCGCCCTGACCTTTGGATTTCTTAGTAGTTTGCACCCTTCGACCATTGCCGTCTCGTAACTGCTGTTATACGCTTTCTGGTATGATCTCGTTGCATTGAAGCATCTCACATACCGGATGCAGAAAAGCCGCTGCTTGTCGGTCAGGTTAGGATTCTCTAACACCTGTATCACTTCTTCAGCAACAGCTTTCTTTTCTTCTTTCCGAACGTTCGCCTTTTTTTCTGAGTGTTCGCGTTTGTTTTCCGAACGCTCGCTTTTCTTTTCCGAACGTTCGCTTCCCCACTTATATGTTGATTTCCAGCGCCGTACTGTCCCTTCCGGTATCCCTAGCTGCTTTGAAATCTCCACTAATTTCTTTCCGGCAAGGAACATTGCTTCTGCCTGTTGCACTCTCTGATCTGGCGCTCTTGCCATAGTATCACCTCTATTCGCGTAAAATAAAGGCACCCGTTTGCCGCCGGATGCCTTTTACAAGAAGGAACAAAAAATGAAAGAAAAAGCGGAACACCACGGAATCGAACCGGAACCCAGGGCGCGACCCTGTCCATCTGCCATTGATGGTATGCTCCACATATACCGGATTGTCTCCGGTATTGCCTTTATTGATTTTGTAAGGTCTATTAAGGAAGAACTTTTAGACCTTGCCGTAAAAGCGTGTCAGGGTTGTGTTTTATTGATACACTTTTCTCATTTTAAATTATAACACAGGTACCCCGGACGCGAACGGACACTTTTATTTTTTTTCCAATTCCCTATTAATTTTCTTTCGGCAAGCCTCCCCGGTATATCCTTCTCCCATGGCGTCAGCCACTTCATTCCATGTTTTTTCTTCGATAAAGAAGAATCTCATCATGCGCCGTGTCTCACTGTCTGGAATCTCGTTTATGTACTCCTCTACATCAAGGATCATATTTTCGATCCGGGCAAGACGTAATTCCTGCTTTGCTTTCCTTTCCCGCAGCCGGGCTCTCTTGCGATTAATCTGCGTATTGTCCTCATTTCCGTGTATCGTACAGATTCCGAGGGGTTTCTTCCCTCTTTTTCCCTTTGTTACCACGTCAGTGACTTCTTTGCAGATGGGAGCCATGGCCTGTATCTCTGTATCCATCTCCTGTATTCTTTTTTCCTCGTCTGCAAATTCCCGTTTAAGGCTTGCGCACTGCCGTAATATGCTCTTATCCATCATTACCTCCTATGCCGCGAATAACTCATGTACCTGTTTCATTGATTCGTCGTCGTCGATGATATAACACTCTGACGTCGTATTGATATTGCTATGGCCGAGAATCCGCTGGATATCCTTAATTGACGCGCCATGCCTAGACATATATGTCGCAAGGTATGCCCGGAACATATGTGGGTGGAGATTAAGCCCGATCAGGCGTTTGTCAGACTCCACAATCGCATTAAGCATGTGCCGGATACTATCATCACTCAGCCGTGTGTATATCCCACCCTTGCGGCGGAAGTTAAGGAACAACGCCGGATCGCAATCTGTGATCTGCCTGCGCTCCGCCAGATACTCCTCCAGGTGTACCAGCGCCCGCGGTGTGAAGAATGCCGGCCGCTCCTTGCGCCCCTTACCGTATATGATGCATTTCCCGGCCCTGATATCAATATCATTAAGGTCAAGCCCTACAAGCTCACTCACACGCATTCCAGTCGCGATAAGGACCTCAACGACCGCCCTATCTCGTATAGTCTGGCAATCACACCGGATTATCTCGGCCTGCTCATCCGTCAGTACTGTACGCAACTTTTTCTCCGTCTTAACCTTGTTGATCTTGTCCATGGGATTCTTTTTCGGTTTCCTCATCAGACTGCCGCCGTCCTCGATCAAATCCTCCGACATGATCCACCGGTAAAAAGACTGTAAGGCGTGATACTTATTATTGATTGTCGTATCGCTGTTATGCTTAACGATCTGTCTCCAGGACAGGTATGCCCTTACGTCGTTGGTCGTTATATCTGCATAATGCTTTCTGCACCACTCGAAAAAGTTTCTGAGTTCCCCGCGATAGTTCTCAATTGTCCCGGCAGTCCGTTTCTCTAGCTGCATACACCGGAGCCACATTTCCACCACGCGCGGGGTATCGTCTATATACTCCGTCGGAAGCTGCCGGCCGGCGTAATCGTCTGCTAAGATCGTCTTGTCCATCAGATTCATGTAGAGGGCTGCCTTCACCTGATTAAGCCGTTCCTGCTCCGCCCACATGTCCATACTTGCCATCAATGTTTCCATCACCGTCATAACAAAATTGTCTGTATTAATCGCTGTCTGCATATTATAATCCTCCTCATGGTATGATTTTCCAGTTGATTTATCACGCCTGAGTCGGTTATAATATACTCAGGCAATAGCTAAGCGGTGGCGCATATCTTCCAGGATATCCACCGCTTTTTATTTGTTTCGATCATATGTTCTCTTCTCAAGTTTTTTATTTCCGGGGATTTCTCCCCGGATTCTTTCTCTTTCGCTGCCTCATCTGCAATACCAGGTCCGGCCATAGTACGCTATCCAATACGCCACTCGGCAACCGCACCAGCGCAAAACGCTTATACTTCTCCACGATCTCCGCCTTGTGTTCTTCTCCTGTGTGCCCCATTGCTTCCACGCCCTGGGCCTTGTAGGTATGTACCGTTACCGTGCGGCTGATCCGGTAATACCGCTGTGCGGCCTGTATCTCCTTCTGGGTTATGTACCCTTTCGGGATTTCTTGATGTTTCAATTTATGTACCTCCTGACCTCTTCGACTGCGTCATACCATCCGCGTGTATACAGTATATGGTATTCGTGAGGCAGTTCCATGCCATTTATGCGCTCACGTATCTCTGCCAGGCGCATTCGCAACGCCTCATTCTCCTGCATTAGATCATCACAGTGCTTTTTATATTCGTCGCATTTGTTACATCCTCTTATTTTACAGCTTGTGTTGTCTATCACGTTTCAAACCTCCTTCATATTACGATTTTACTCGCAAAACTCATGGATCGCCCAAAAGGGAAAAGTAACAATCCATAATATAATCATCACGATTCTTAATAAAAATCCGATTGCCACCTGAAGTATACATTTTAGCAAATCACTTACCTTCAACATCCTTCTGTGGTGTACTCTCCATAAATGAATTTCATGTTTTAATGCGTGTAACGGGTGTATAAATATCTGGTTCAAATCATTCCCTTTTATCGATATTTCCTTTCCGCAAACAGAACAATATGAACTCACCTTATTTGTTTTGAACACTGATTTTCCCCTTCTTTCTCGATTTAGTCATCTCTCAAACGAGCCGGTAAAACAATTTTTAAATTCTCCCGCTCTCCCTTTCTTCCCGTTCTGATAATCACTGGGGATACAGAGTCGTATATATCTATCTTCGCCATTTTTTTATCAGAATCGTAGGTGCTAATGGAATCCAGTGCGTCTTTTAAGTACTTTGCGTTAATCCCTATCGTAATCATTTTCTCTTTTTCTTGATATTCCTTCAGTATCTTGTCAACAGGATAGTACTGGCCTTCCGGCTGCACATATCCCATGATTGACTCTCCCACCTGCACATACAGCCGGCTATTACTCACTTCCAATTCCGCATAGTTATCGCGTTTTGTGATCTTCGGAATTGTTGGCCTTATGTAACAGGTAAATGATTCGTCAGCTTCTACCAGCTCCGCATATTCAATCGAGATTCTGTGGCCCTCTAACGCTGTGGCCCGGATTACTTTTTCTTTCGCGTCGATTTCTAAGTATGTCCACCGCATTAACTCCGAGAGCGTTCCGTCACCCACAAATCGCTTTGTATTATCAATAATTCGTTTAAATTCTCCAGCGCATATTTTTGCCTTCAATTTCTTTCCTCCTCTACATGATCTAATCAATTATGTCTCGTGGGTCTAATTCTTTTTCGTATTTCATTCCACAAATCGGGCATTTTGAAAGTAGGATGGGAACTTCCCTTTCTCTCTTCTTCCCCGGCTCTCTGGCAGTGAAAGATATATATACTCTCCCTGACAAAATTTCAACGGGTGGCTGTACATGTTCATATCCCTTTTCTTCCAGCCTTTTTTTCATGTCATATATGCAATTACACATTCCGTTCCTCCTCTAAATGATCGTTTTACGAATTAACCTTACGGTAATACTTCCGGAAAGTCTGTTATACTCATCTGCCCCTGTGCCTCCCATGTGGTCCATGGTATCCCTACATAATCCAACACTTCAGCCATACCCAAACCGCCCTTACATACTGGTTTCATGCAGAAATCATATTGATGCGGGTAAGAGGTTGCCATACGTTGGAATCTGTTAGGCTCTGGCTCCAGGTGTGCACCGAATGCGCAAAACATGCAGCCGGTCCGCTGCTCTCCAGTGAGGTAATACTCGCCGCATGGAGTCTGTTTGATATCGCCGTACACAGAACAAATTTCAAGATCGTTTTCCACAACGTACCGTAGCACATCCTGTTTTGTCCAGAATCCCATAGGCTGGCTCTTGATTGTCTTGCCATCGTAGACGTTGCAGCCGGTATGTGCATATTGATGCGCCCTTTTAAAGCCTTCGTCCTGGGTGATCCCAATGTATGGATAACGTCCAGTTTCCCTTACAAACTTATCAAATGGCTTCTTTTTCATCATTTCACAACACTTGTCCGTGGTCTCAAACGGTGCATTAATCAGAAATTGCCACTTGTCCGCCAACTTTCCAAAACTTCCTCTTTCATCTCCATTCAAGAGATAATTTCTGTGCCTGTCCGACAAATTACCATGTCGTAGCTTATACACCTTTCTGGCTGTTTCCTTGCTTATGAGCGGATATCCATATGTAGTAATAACCTTACGGAATGTGATCCGCTTACCGTCTTTATCGACCGGATAAATTTCCCGAAATTCCCCACTGGCCTGCCGCGCAAACTTTACAATTTCAGGGAATTCTAATCCTGTGTTGGAAAATACCGCCGGCACATCGTTTCCGACGGTCTCCCGAATCAGATGTAACAGGACCCGGCTATCCAGTCCTCCAGAATAACTCAGGTATACCATTCCTCCCCAGTTATCATACCATTCACGGATTCGTGTTTTGGTAAGCTGAAGCTTTATTTCCCATGGTAGGTATTTCCTCTGGCCGAACTGCCAGTCATTAAGTTTTAAATCGTCCTCTTTAATAAACATTTTCTGCGAAAGGAACCCGGCGCGCCTGTTTTCCGGAAAGGTTCCGGCTCCTTTCTCTTAATCAGTTTTTAGTGTATAAGTTTTTTCCGGTCGGGACCTCTGCGGATCAAAGTATATTTCATCAACAAGCCCGCGCTGCCGCTTTCCGTCATAATACACTAACCTACGGCGTCCACTATCCCCCTCTACAATCTTTTCTACCTGAACAACTTTGTACCAATTGTGACTTTCTGTGCTCATATCCATCACAATCAATTTTCCCACCATATCCGTAATCTCGTTGAATGTTAATTCTCTTCCAAGGCAACATTCCTCGATCCAGTCCCCCGGCTGGAATTCCTTTGCCATGAAATCAAACAGGCTTATTTGTCCTTCCATATTTCCCACCCCCTTGTCCCTTCATACGGAAAATATCAGTTTTCTTGATAAAGCGCCTGACCACATTTAGGGCAATAGCTATCACCAATCAAGTAAATATCACCACAGTTGTTTTGTTCTCCACATGCAGGGCAGAAATATTCATCTACGTGGATCTCCTTTACTTTCATAGGTATCTGTTTTTGCAAGGATTCTTTTACCCTTTTAAAGTCAAAATTTATCTCCTTAACATCTTCCTCTCCTTTTCCGTCTACATTCGTTTGTCTCACTCTTTTAATTAACAAGTCTCTGATGCAATCCATATTCTCTATGGTATTCTCCATGCTCCACGGCATTTTTAAGTTTCTCTCCATACTATTCCTTTCCCTACCTAAACCATAAAATATTAATACTACCGATTATCGTTTTTCTGTTGAAAATAAGACGCAATCAGACACTTCTTTTTCTCCTGTTACCATTTCTCTGATATACTGGTGAGGCACATCACAGTTTACAGCGTTCATAAGCAATTCAGTTTTGGCACCTGCGCTTAACATTTCACAGAGTTGGCTCAACTTTATTTCCGTTCGATCCTCTTTCTCAAACACATCAATTAATCCCATGATTTTTTTCCTTTCTTCCGGCAGTCCCGGAATATTAATCTAACTTATCTTGTCGTCACCTTCCGAATCCAGCCACATTTCTTGCACAAATACGTCGTTACTGTCTTGTCTGGATACTCATTTTGTTTTACTATTTCAAAATCATGTATACAAAGACAATGTCGAATCCAATTAAACATGTATCACTTTCCTCCACTCCTCCGGAATTTTCAATCATGATTCCCCAAAATCAGGCAATTTCAAGCAATCACACATCTCTATAGTAACATCAGTTTTAAAAAATTCTTTTGAAATAACATAACTCTGAATTTCGTAAATCGTTCCCATAAAAAAGACCTTGTCTTTAAAATCCAGAGGAATCACCCCATATTTTTTTAGAATCCTATGTGCCAGTTTTAATAATAATTTCCGCAATCTCATCATCCTTTCCGGGTATCTTGAAAATACTAATTTACAATCGTTCCAGCATTTTGCTGAATTCTTTTGATGGCTTCTTTACCTGCCCCCACGCCAGCTCTGCGCCACAGTATGGACAGCATTTATATTCTTTAGCCACACCCATTCCACAGGTGCAATTATATTCTGGTTCTGGCGCTTCCGTC